ATTTCCCCTTTCAATCCAGCCCGCTCTCCCCGGCGGCACGTAGCTATCGAGATGTCCAGCAATGCGACCAATCCTATTGGGACAGGATCAATTGGTGCACCAAGAGGACTGGCTCGATTAGACGAGTTGTTACGTGGGAGGACCTCACCACCTTGGGGTCAGATTCAATTCATAGTGAGGGTAATTGTGGCCATAGATGCCGTTCGTGATGCTATTACGCAGCGTCTTATTCCACTTTTGTCGCCTATGCATGTCATAGCTTGGGCAGCCCAGGAGGGGCTATCTTTGATTGCCGATAGCAGTTTGCTCCGGATAGTGACTGAATTTGTTGATGCCTTATCAGGGTGGATGAGGTTACTTTTGAGCGGGGCCAACATCCCGAGGATTTATCGAGGTGAGCTGCATTGTGATGAGGGTATAGACCCCCGCACGATGGAGGGCAGAGATGCCGCCGATCAGTGGGTGAGTGGGGCCGACAGTCTTAGTGTCGGGTCCCACCCACCCACGCCACTTGATGTTATGGGGGACACAGTGTTGTCACCAGCGCGGTATCTCCCAGTTTGCAGAAAGTGCGGTGGGCGTCACCCAGCCGTTAGGGATGGGCGATGTCCATTCTGAGTGATCAGTAGCGCCATGGTGCTAGAAACCATGGTAAATCCAGTTGAGACCTGGTCAGTACCAAGACACTGAGAGTCTTGGACAGTCCCGACTGGATAACCGGGCGCTGCGGTACAGTGACACTTATCCATCCCCATCAAAGTCTGCATGTTGTCAAACCTTCAAGCGTTTGTTGCTCCTAAGCACAAGCGTTGGTTAGGCGCAGCTCTTGGCGTCGGTGTTGCTATTTATACTGGCGTCAAAGTTTACACCGCGTACCGCTGGCAAATTGCCAGCGAAGATGAACTGATGATGAGGGGGTTGGCGGAGCTTGTGGATGAAGGCATAGTGCCACCAGAAGATGATGAATTTGTGGAAGGGGGTATCTTCGGCAATTTGTTCGAAGAGTGTCCCAGCAACGGGTTACCAGCTGGTGACCGTTACTCTAGGCTTGCAAGAGTCAAGGGGTGGCGGCGTAGCAGGGTCAAGTGGGTTGTTAGGGCTGCTCTGTTGGCTAAGGCAAAGTTTGGCCTTGTACCAGACACCCCTCCTAACCGAGAAATGTTGTCCGACCACATTAGGAAGCTTATGGTGGAGCACGGGTTGAGGCCTAGTCATATAGCGCAGCAATTTCCCATTGCTGTTGCTTTGGCACTTCTTCCTTCCCAAACAGACGTCATGCTTAACACTGCGCTAGCCTCCGGCATGGCGCAGTCTAGGTTTAGGGACGTTAGCGGCCCATGGACACACCGGGATGTCGGTGTTCACATTGACCGCGTTCTGTTTGGGCCTACAATGCCCAGGCCACGCCTATAGGGGTGCCTAGGTTGGACCAGAGGGGTGGATACTAAGGCTGATATGCCTGAAAATATACCCGGGTTAGTCTCTGTGTCAAAACCAGGTAGAACCCCCGCTCAGAGGCGAGTGTATCGCCTCTACGGTACGGGGACCGGACTGTGCTATGGAGTGCACAATAATTCCCTAGTCAACTTGCGTAGAGGTATTGCGGAAAGGGTACTGTATATCCGTCAGCCAGATGGGTCATACAGGAGGCCCCCGCAGACTTCTGTAGGAGTTTTTCATTCCAGGCTTGAAGAAATGAAGTGCCGTCTTAGGCGCCACCTACCATCGACCACCCCTATCGCACGAGAGGATTTTCCACTCCTGTATAAGGGTCGCAAGAAGGTGGTTTACCAAGAGGCCGTTGGAAGCCTTCGCTCGAGGTGCGTCGAAAGACGTGACGCTGGATTGAAAACTTTTACCAAGGCTGAGAAGATTAATTTCTCCTCGAAGCCAGATGGCGCGCCTAGGGTCATTCAACCGCGTGATCCTAGGTACAATGTTGAAGTTGGACGATACCTAAAGCCGGTAGAAGGCGCGGTATACCGAGCTATTGGAAGAGTGTGGGGCGACGTTACAGTGGCCAAGGGGTTAAATGCCGAGCAGCGAGGGAAGTTGGTTCATGCAAAGTGGAGAGAATTCCGTGATCCGGCTGCTGTTGGGCTAGACGCCTCTAGGTTTGACCAGCATGTTGGGCGTCCCGCTTTGGAGTGGGAGCACAGCGTGTATATGCTCATGAATTCAGACCCAGAGTTGAGTAGGCTACTCTCCTGGCAGATCCATAACAAAGGGAAAGCCAGAGCCAAAGATGGGCACTGCAGATACGAGGTCGAGGGGTGCAGAATGAGCGGTGATATGAACACAGCTCTTGGAAATTGCCTCCTTATGAGCTCCATGGTTTGGGCATATGCCAAGACTAGGGGGGTGAAGACCAGATTGATAAACGACGGTGATGATTGCGTCGTATTCATGGAGAAACGGGACTTACTGAGATTCACAGATGGGCTAGACGATTGGTTCACAGAGATGGGCTTCACTATGAAGGTGGAGCCACCTGCTTATGAACTTGAGCAGGTTGAATTCTGTCAATGTAAGCCAGTGTGGACACCAGAAGGTTACCTAATGGTCAGAAGCATAGCACAGAGTTTGGCTAAGGATTCGATAAGTCTGAAACCATTGGATACCTCCAAGGTATTCAAGAAATGGTGTAATGAGGTTGGTGAATGCGGCCTAAGTCTTACAGGTGGGATACCCGTTGTCAGTAACTTTTATAAGATGCTGATGAGAGCTAGTGATGGTGCCAAATCTGGGAGAATGGGTTACGACCCTGTATTCGAGACTGGCATGCGATTTATGGCTAGGGGTATGGACAGGCACAACCACCCCATTGACGACCATACGAGGTTCAGCTTTTATTTGGCCTTTGGGGTCACACCCACACAGCAAGAGTTGTGGGAAGCCTATTATGACTCTTTTGAGCTATCCTACACTACAGCGGAGCCCACATATGAAGCTTCCCCAAGCTTCTTAATCTCCCGTTCCATTCCTCAAGCTTTTTCCCACTTCGCTGGGATCGGCAGGTAAGAATTCATACGCACGTGCTATCACTAGTTCAAGGACGTAGTCTTTTCTGGGGATTCGATCCTGAGGATAGACTATTGCATTTGTCGTGCATGCCGGATGGCCTTGGTGCAGCAAAGCAGAAACCAACAGGTGACCGCAGCAGCAGTCCGAGGACTAAGTCCCCAATTGTTAGCCCTAGGCGCGAAAGCTCTGGGGAGACTAATCAAGGACTCAGTAGGACAGTCCGGCAGTTACAGTCAGAAGTCGATAAACTCAAATATGCGGAGCACAAAAGGAGGGAACTCGCAAGGGTCGTCAAAGAAAGGCGGAAGGCAGAAGAAGAGCTCCAGAAGTGGCTCGAAGGGGGGTGGAGCCGTCGGTCAAGCGATGGTTCCAAGGCCCCTGATGGGCGGCTCGGACAGATCAGTGAGGATGACTTTTAAAGACATAATCACTGTCGGAACGAACGCCTCTGGCATTGCCCAACCCACTATGACACTTGGCATAGCTACCACCACATCGGTTCCCCCTATCGGCTCTTTTGTCGGTAGAGCAGCCACTATGGCGGGGCTTTACCGCCAGGTATACCTCAACAATGTGCAATTTCGCTGGATCCCTTGCGCCTCGACTAGTGCCTCCGGCACGACAGTCATGGGTATCGACCAGGCTATTACAGCGATTGCTCCAACTAATGTGCAGCAGGTGTATCATCATGTTCCGTCTGTAATGGCGGACATTAAGGCACCAGCTTCCATAAGTTGGAACGCTAAGCAGGCCCTGAAGAATGACTACAAGTATACCGGGACGTTAACCGGCTTGGATGAAGACGCATTGAGTTTTGGTGTGTTTCAGTGTTATGCGACAGGGCCAGCTTCTAGTCAGATAGGGATTATTGAGATCATAATTGATTTGACTTTCACTGGACCAGTATAGTACCGGAACTCCGTTATCGTCCGGAGTTCCAGGGAGGCCCTTAAGTGAGTTCATGACTCCGCCTTAAAGGTTAAAATATGGGTGGTGCGTCCGACGCACCGGGTTCCCTGCCATATCATAAAACGGAAAAATAGGGCGGTAGAGCAGTACGCAGTTGTTGCAAACAAGGTGTTTTCTGGAGGCTGTACCGGAATATTGGGTGGTGGTACTGGGGAGTACCAGGTTGGTGGGGGTTTGCTTAAGGTTGACCCCATCATCGCCTCCCGACAGCTAGAACGACACGAAGCCGAACTGGTTAGTGCACACACTGGAGGATAGAACAATGCGTAACCCCTGGACACAGCTTAGGCGGCAGCCAAGGCGGGCGAGAGTGTGCCAGCTACTAAGAAAATCAATAGCGAT